TTGTTCTTTAGTAGTAGGTAAACCAACGCTCTGTCTTGCTTCTGCAACTGTTACCCAACCACCTTGTACTGCTAAGTTCATTCTCTCATAAATCTCATTAGTATCTGTTTGCAAAGCTCTTACATCAATGTAATCGTATCTTGCTTCTAAGTTACTTGAATCAGGATAATCTACTTTTAATATTTGATGTGTTATCTCTTGTGCGACCATATCCCATAAAGGAATTAACTTTTGCTCTGTAAAGAACTCTCTTAGTGTTTTAGCATTTGAATATGTTGCAAACCTAAGTCCAACAGACATTCCTGCAAGTATTGACGGCACACCTAAAACTGCTGATACTCTAGCTTCAAAAGATTCTCTAAGCTCTCCTATCTCTAAGTCTTTAGGACTAAATGCTAATTTTTCTACATTTACTCCACCTGACAATACCAACGGCTTACCACGATTCTCTCCACCTGTTCTTCTTTGAAATGCTTTAGAGATTGATTCTCCTTCTTCTTCTGTTAAACCATATTCATCTTTTGGTGTAATCATAAAGCTAGGAACACCCATATTGGCAAGAATTGATGTAGCCATTTGTCCTGCACTCTCATCTCCATAAATCTCTCTTAGTAATGTTTTTACAGGCGAGAAACCTTGCCTATGGTTGTCAGGGTCAAGTCCCATTCTGAAGTGTGCAACCATATCTTTATCTAAATTAATTTTTTGATTTCTTACTTGATATTCATAAAATTCTATTAATGTTTCATCACTACCTTTTGGAGTTACATTCTCAGGCATTAAAGGATATAGAGCGACTAATTGTCCTGCTTCATTCTTTTGCTTAAGTAAGTAAGCGTCTCCTGAAATGTGCATTGATTGTATTAGATAACTTTGTACAACATCTCCTGACATATAAGGATTTGGTCTTTTAAATAACATAGTGAGTTGATGATTAGGTACAATTTCATATTCTCCAACTTCATTTATTTGATAAATTTTTAAGTCTGCTTCAGCAAATGATGTTCCAAGCACTTGCAAACAAGATACTACTGCTGAGTTGGAAGCACCATTACCTAATCCTTGTACATTAAATTGTCCTGCTGATGATTGATAACCTTGTATAAAGTTAGAGTTAGACGAACTAACACCTTGTCTAAAGAAGTTATAACCTGTGCTTCTTTTTTGTTCTGAGTTTCCAAAAACAACTTCTCTGAAACTTCTTCTCTCTGCCATTATTCTCCTTAAAGAGCTTTGTGAAGTAATGGACGCAACCCTTATCGGCACTACTCCACTCTGCTCTAATCTTACATTATATTAGAAAACTTTTATACTTTTGCGTACTTTAGATTCTATCACGCTATAAGCAAGACTATCAACAATGTCATCATGTTCTGCTTCAGGGAATCTAAGCAGTTCTGTTTGTACATCTCCAAACCAAGCAGAGTTTTTAGGAAAAAATATATCTCCTGCTTCCATTCTTGCAATAAGTGGATAAGCTCTTGATACCTTATCTCTATCTGCTTTTAGCGACTTTACTATTAATCCTTCTCTTTTAGCCATTTGAATAAACGCCAACTGATAACCTGCTCTCTCAATTCCAACATACGCAAGGTCAAACTGTTCCACTTTTCTTTGTAATAATGGCAATAAATCAGGTGCTTCCAATCTTCGTCTGTCAATATCGAGTACGAGAATCTTACCTTCAGGTGTGATTGCCACTGATGTAATGACCGTGAAGTCAGCACTCTCTTTAGTTGATGTTGCCAAGTCAACAGTTGCATACCTACGGCAATCTTCCAATCTGCACTCTTTGTCTTTATACTTATAATAAACTTCCAAATATTCATCTTTTGTCTCCTTATCTACTGATATTCGTTCTTCTATGGAGTAATGCTCAAACCAATCTGCTTTAAATAAGCCACCTGTGGCTTCAATAAACTGAGCTTCGTATTCTTGAGCAAACAAGAAACTACCTATCTCTTGCTTTGCTGATTCTAATTCTTTAGGGTCAATGATTGGATTTGTATATGTTGGGTAAGTAAATCTGACCCAATCATCTAGTAAATTTGCTTCTGAGTAGAGCTTTTCAAAAAAGTTATATCCTTTTGGTGTGCTGATAAATAATGCACTACCTTTTTTCTCTGTTAATGCAGGTCTAATTACTTCTGCCCAAGTTTGTGGTTTCATAAAGGCACACTCGTCTAAAACAACAAAGTCTAAACCTGCACCTCTTAACTTCATAGGGTCGTCTGCTGACCTTACTTGAACTGAGCCACCTGTAGTTGTAATAATAGTTCTCTCAGCTTCTTTTACTTTTACTCCGTATTCAATGCCAATGCTTCTTAAATCTGCCCACGCTTCGTTAGTCATAGAGTAAGAAGGTGCAATCCACCAAGCTCTTTTACCTTCCCAAGCGTATTTAAGGCAAAGCCAAACACCTAGTTTGGTCTTACCCCAACGCCTACCTGCACTAAGAACAGTAAACCTTTTCATATTGTTTACTACTTCTTTTTGTGCAGAGTGTAAAGGTGGTAGCTCAATATCTAAGCCTGAGCTTACATTAGCGTCTAATGATGATTGCATTGTTACTCCTGCGAGTTAAACCAAATTAAAAATGACTCAATAGCTTTTGTTGATATTGGCATAGAACTGTAAAACATTCCATAATCTGTAAATACAGGCATAAAAACTATTGTTGGTACATCTTCAAAGTCGATTACTATTTCTTCTTCTAATATTTGTTCTTCAACATCTCTCATATTCAGATGTTGGACTATATCTGCAAACTTATCGTTTAGTTCTTGTTCATTCATAATTTACAAGCGTCTCCACAATCGTCATTAAATTCTTGTGATGTATCTACAAAAGTTGGATTATCAATAAACAAATCGTCAGGTAACTTAAAATCTTCATTCTTCATTCTCAACCACTTCTCCTTCTATGTATTTTTCTTCTTGTGTTTTATCTAATAAATTTCCGTCTGCCCAACGAAGTCTTACTTTAGGGTTATCTTGATTCTCAATGGCAACAGTATCTCTCTTGCCAAACAAATGTGGATATCTTCTCTCTAAGTACCAAGCGTCTGCCTGCCAAGAGCCATTCTCTCCTGCATTCTCAATTCTTTTAATTCTTCGTTCAATAGCTTTGGCTTCTGCAATTTGTATTCTTTTCCAAACTTTATCGTAAGGGTGTATGCCCTTTTGTCCTTTAATCTTCCATTCAGATAAAGCTGATGTGCTAATTCCTACTGATTGACACGCAAGATTAACATACATTCCTGAAGCAATAGAATCACAAAGTGCTTCTACTAATTGTTCATTATGAGCTAAAGTTTGCTTTGGCATTATCCACCCATAATAGCAAAGTCGGTCTCAAAAGAAACCGACCTGCAACATATTATTAAAATTATCTATTTAAACAGAACATTTTACCACCATTCATTCTGTCAGATTGTCTAACTAATTGATTCCAAGATGATTGAGTATGTGTTCTGTATTCTCCCCAATGTTCATAAGATTTTTTAGATGTCCAACCAACTTCACAAAGGACAACTTCATTATTAACTTCTCTATTAAATTGAGTTTTGCTTTTATTTAGAAAGATACCGTCTCTGACTTTAAAAATTATATATCCAATATGTGTATCTGATTCTAGTTCTACTGTATAAAAAGTAATTTTTCTTGTTGAAGTATTTGTATTTACACCAAAAACTACACTATCTCTTACATTTCTTTTTTCTTTAACATCTTCTGACAAATCTACTTTACCAACATTAATACCTATTTCATCACGATAATCTTTTTCTGTCCAAACAAAGTTATCTTTGAAAAGACCACTTTTTGTAACTTCATATCCCATATCAACAAAACGGTCAATAACTTTACGAGCTTTTTTATCTTTGACTATCTCAAAAGTGCTATCTGTTTTTTGTGTCTCATTCATTTGCATACTTAATTACACCATAATCTCTGATTATATACAAATTTAGTTAGCAATTCTGCACTCAAAAACCCCAATGTTTATAGGCTTTTGTAATTTTTTTTATTTTTTTTTTAAGAAATCTACTTTTTTTGCTCTTTTTTGCACCTAACACAGTACAAAAAGAAGTCGTGGTCTATGAAATTGCAACCTTGTTCTTCGCATATAAGAGCAGGATTCTCTAGCATTTTTTGTTTGCGTACTTCGTCCTGACCTAGAGCTTCAAACTTACCAAACCATTTGTTAATTGCGTATGGAGTTATATCTATGTTGTTCCAATGTTTCTTGTAAGCAAGTATTGAGCCTTTAAGCATATCAGATGTAACTCCTGCTTCAGTTAGTTCCTTGCAAACCTTAAACCAACCTGACTTCTCTCCTTGAGTTCTAGGTGTATATCCAAGCTC